ATCTATGCGTGATATATATGATGTTTTTTCCCTTGTTTTGCAGGTAATACGATGGTAAAGAGCATTCGCCTAGATGTTGCTCCCCTGATCAGGTACATACAAGAGGACACTTCGTATAAGGAACTTGTATCTCGTGATGTTGTTAGGCATTGGAAGCGCGTAGGAACTATTGATTTGTATAGGGCTGATGCCTGGTGTGTAAAGTTGGGGATACACCCGATTGAAATATGGGGAAGCGGTTTTTACAGTAGTATGGAAGATAATGAAAATGGATAGAACAACTATTAAATGGTGGATTGACAGAGCCGGCGAACTAGAACAAGACCGCAATGAGTGGCGTGCAAAAGCAGAAACTCTCGCAGCGCAGATTGATGCTGAATCCAAAGACTCAAGACGTCTTATGGCTACACTCACAGAGACCCTAAGGCTTACACATGACTGAGCAGACTTGGACATGGCTCTTGTTCGCTATGGAGCTTGTAGGGGTCGCTGGAAGCTTCATAGTGGGTAACAGTAAGTGGTATGGGCATCTGATAGTCGCCCTTCACTCGTACCCGTGGCTTGCCTACGCAATTATCTTTGACAAGCCAGGATTCATGGCTATGTGGTTCCTTTGGCAGGGTGTTCATTTAAGAAATATGTTTAAGTGGAAAAAAGAAAGCAACAAATGAACAAAATAATTCAAAAATTCTCGGGCGACCTGTTTATTGTCGTAATGCTCGGTTTGGTTTCCACCACTACCGCTTGGACAGCAATTCAATCATCTCTTCATGGGGGTAGATCGTCAGATGCCGGTTCTGAGTATCAACTAATCCTGTCTGAAGCGAACAATATGTGGATTACAGCTGAAGTAAAATACCGAGACGACCTGTCTGTATGGAAAGACAAACAAGTTCGTGTGTTGGTGGACGGTGTTAGTATGGATGACATTTACTCCGACATAAAGACAGCCAATGGGTCTTACGAGTTGTATGTGTTTGCTATGCCGTGTTTTTATGAAAATCCAAAAGGGTTTCTACCAGGCTGCAAGGCTTATATGGACGAACTATATAACCCGTACACCGAAACGCACAAAAGCAGCGAGTATTGGACAAACTTGTCCGATACTGAGGGAAAACACAGCAATCAACTTCAGATGCTCACAGGACTATTCGCTGTTTCTTTGTTTCTTCTAGGTATCACAACCGTCATGAAGATGAAAAACCTTGTTGCTTATCTATCAACCTTTTCAGTACTCATATGGTTGTTTGGTGCTGTTGTTCTCGCAACTATCCCAACAGTATTTTCGTAAGGTTTTGTAATGGCGATTGGTAGCGAACCTGAAATAGGGGCCAACTTTGCAGTCTGGAAAGATATGTCAGAATCTGATCGTAAAGCATGGTTCAAGTACATGAACGACAATTGGGGCGATTACCTTCAGGCAGGGTACGCAACTCTCGTACACCACAAAAATAATCCCTATTACCAGATAGGCTTTAAAAATAAAAGGATATTTTTATGAAACTATTACACGGCGATTGTAGAGAAATACTAAAAAGTTTGCCTGATGCTTCGGTGGACAGCATTGTTACCGACCCACCATACGAACTTGGGTTTATGGGTAAGTCTTGGGATTCCACGGGCGTTGCTTACGATATGAAGATGTGGCAGGAATGTTTACGGGTATTAAAGCCTGGCGGTCATTTGCTGGCGTTTGGTGGAAGTCGCACTTATCATCGCCTTGCTTGCGCTATTGAGGATGCAGGGTTTGATGTTCGTGACCAGATTATGTGGGTGTATGGGTCAGGGTTCCCGAAGTCACATAACATTAGTAAAGCAATTGATAAGGCTGCTGGTGCAGAACGAGAAGTGATCGGACAGAAACTGCACGCACGAAAAGGTGTCGCTTCCGCAGAGGAAAGAACCACTATTGGGGCAGGTGCTTTTGGTGAAGCACGAATGGGAGATATCACTACCCCTGCTACGGATGGGGCCAAACAATGGGATGGTTGGGGTACAGCGTTGAAACCAGCGCATGAACCAATTGTGATGGCTCGCAAACCGTTAGATGGGACTGTTGCCAACAACGTATTGACGCACGGTACAGGCGGTATAAATGTTGATGATTGCAGAGTGGACTTTGTGTCAGACGAAGACAGAAATGAAAGCACCACAAAGAATCAACATCAAGATTTTGGGACTAAACCAATGACCAATAACAATGTTTATGGTGATTATTCAATGATGCAACCAGCCAACTACGACCCAACTGGTCGTTTCCCCGCTAACTTTATCCACGATGGTTCAGAAGAAGTGACTGAACTGTTAGGTAATGCTGCGCGATTCTTTTATTGCGCTAAAGCAAGCAAGGCTGAACGGAACGCAGGACTAGATGGATTTGAAAACAAATCGGCTGGCGAAGTTACAAATCGCAAAGAGGGTTCGGCTGGATTACAAAATCCACGAGCAGGCGCAGGCAGAACTACGGGTAATAAAAACTTTCACCCCACAGTAAAACCAATAGCCCTAATGCGTTACCTGGTACGACTGGTAACACCACCCAACGGTCTTGTGCTTGACCCGTTTGCAGGTTCAGGTTCAACACTTGTAGCAGCAACGATAGAAAAATTTGACTGTATTGGCATAGAAATGACAGATGAGTATTTGCCGATTATTGAAGCCAGGGTTGCTCACGCAAAAACTGATACATTGTTTTAATTGGAACTCACCATGCTAACTTTGGTTTAGTGCGAACCACAAAAATAAGGATTAAAATGAAATTCATAGTTAAGTTTATTGCATGGTCAGCAGTCGTTCTAATTGCAGCCATCGCTCTTATTGGTTAAGAACCAGCATTTACGACAAAATCTTAGGATTTTAAGGTTTTAGAAATTGAATTTTTCATTTTCTCAGGATTAACAGGAATTACTATTGCCGTTGCTGTAGCAGTGACAGCTTCATTACATATCATTTCGGCAAATATAATAATTTTATTTTCCTGAACATCAACTATTTTGCTATTTATAATTAATTCCGTATTGATTGGTGTAGGTCTTTTGTAGACCGTAGTTACTTCTGCCGTGGCGCAGTATTTTCCTGTTTGTTGACTTGTTCTTAATATTACATCGTCAAAAACAGAAGAGATAATTCCGCCATGCGCGGCATTGGCTATTCCTTGGTGGGCTTTGTTGAAAGAAACACGGAAAGATGTTTCACCATTTTGTGGACAAATCAATGGTGGTGCTAGTGGATTCATTAAACCAGACAAAGGATTCTTGTAGCGAAGACTGCGCCAAGGTGGAAGAAGTTCGTCTATTTTGGCTTCTTCTGTTAAGTGTTCTAGATGTTTTACGGTATTTGACAATTCTTCATTCTCATACAGTGGATCAATAAAATAAATATTGGTCATGATTCTACGCAGACTGGCAGTCATTGTTTTTACGGTTTCAGAAAGTTTGTATTTGCTATCTGGAGCATTTATTGAATCGTTGTATTCCTGCATGAGGTTTTCTTTTTGTATTTCTTCCATAAACAGAAGCATAGCGTTTTTGCGCCTGATAATATAAAACAATTAAGCCTTCGTAGCTCAGCGGATAGAGCAACGGACTTCTAATCCGCAGGTCGTTGGTTCAAGTCCAACCGAAGGCACCACTACAACAAAGAGGCAAAATGTCTGAAAATAAAGATTTTGAGAAACTAGTAATCCACATTTCCCGGGAACGGGCAGAAAAACTTGATTCAATCGCAGATCAACTTAAACTCTCGCGCGGTTCCATTATAAGGCAAGCGCTTGATGAGTTTCTTGAATCTAAAACCATAGATAAGAAAACCAAAAAATAGATAGTCGGTATTGACTACCAATCATCTGGGTCGTCTTCTTCTCCATCTCTACGGTTTTCGTAATAAAGAACAGCGTGTTTAATTTCAGGAAGTATTTCCATGCGCCAATCAACAGGCAGTTTGTTTAAAATATTGACAATGGTTTGATGCATGAGGTCAGCAAGGGCTGTTTCTTCAAGACACATTGAAGACATGATTCTCAACTCGGAAGTCAAATACTTTATTTCATCCAACAGATCAACATCTGTTTTCTGCTTTGATTTGCGCCTCAAGGACATTTAGCTTCTTTCAGCGATGTATTCTTTGCCACGATACATACACCATCCGTTATAGATAGTTGCAACTTCATATGAGAACTTGTGATCACCGGTTTCTTCATAGGTGATTACACCAATGCCTTGTTGCCAGTTTTCAAAACGTGTTAAAGGACGACCGTCTAGGTCTACCCCACCTCGGGTAGAAGGAATAGCACCATCAATACGAGCAAGACACCCAGGAGATGCAGCCATGATTGTCCTAGCACCATCGTAGTCTTCGCGTGTTTTAAACGCCGTTTCAATGCGGTGGATGTGCCCATAAATAACCGATACTTTCTCTGCATTCAAATATACATGTGCAGTAGAGCCGTTGGACTTAACTCTGTCACCATGAATAATTTTTAACTTTTTATTAATCCAAAGGTCAGCTGCTGGATATCCAGGCTTGTACTCAACACCGTAATCTTCCATACGGCAAAGATATGGAACTGAAAGAACAGGCCATGACTCTGGTGTCATTCCTTTTCTCAATCCATATGCCGCTCCAGCGTTTTGAACTAGATACTTCGGCATTCTTTCTTCGTGGTTTCCGGCAAGCCAAACAATCCGTGCGTGTGGTGCAGCGTCTCGCATTTGAGCGCAGAACATTGTTGCTCGGTCAATTGATGCTTGTGTTGTTTGTGCATACGACGGATAGTTGATGTACTTGCCCATTTCTGGAAGGTCAAGGTTGTCACCAACACAGGCAATCAAATCCGGCTTTACGTCTTTAATCATTGCTAACAAAATTGCAATTGCCGCATCGTCGTGTGTTGGTTCTAGTTCACCGTTCTTGTTTCTAAAGAAACCGAACTGTATATCGGGTACCACAATGCACGTTTTGAAGTCTGTTGCTGTTTTGGGTTTTGTCGTTGTCTTTTGTAGTTGTACTGGTTTCCCTTGCTGTACAACGGGCCACTCTGGACCAGACTCCCATTTTGGTGAAAATTGAATTGCGGCAAGGTCGTGAATTTGCGCTTCGCCTTGGTCATCTTTAATCATTGATTGATAAAGAGAAACACGTTTAATATCTCCGATTTCGGTGATATCAATATTTTTACGTTCTAGCATTTCTGCAATTGAACCAAGAAGTTTAGCGTTAGCTTCTTTTTTGTTGATACTTCCAGCGGCTTCTGTGAGACGATTTGATAGTCCGGGTGTTTTTTTGTTTGTAGTCATTACTGACCCTTTCCGCATCTGCACCAACCATTGCGGTGTTGAGTTATTGTGTCTCTTCCAATTTTCATGCCAGCACCAGATAGTTCAAGATGAATTATTCTTGTTGCTACTCTGCTTTCCAAAGCAAGTTGAAGCGCTTCTGATGTTTCTTTATCAAGATCTAAAAGTATCTTCCCCAAAGGACAGGGGGTTTTTGAACCAGACGAAATTGTTTTTAGTCTTTCGGACAGTTCTGACATGTGACTCCATTTTTGTAGTGCAGTTTGTTTGCTAACTTGACTTACTATAGAGTACAGTAAGTCTCGTGTCTAGACCCAAACCAAAACAATCTCGTCATCAGTCAAAGCGCGATCATGTTTTAAGAACACCTCTTGAGAACACAGTGAGGTCGGTTATTGGCGACACGGCAGATGTGAAACTGTTGGTTGAGAATATTCTTACATCTCTTGACGAGCAGAACATAATTTCATATATGCCTCAAAACATAGTGTCACTACTCACCCCATACGGAAGAGTGTTGATTCTGCTGATTGAAAGACCAGGACTAACAGTAAGAGAAATGTCTGTATTCCTTGGGGTTACTGAAACAAACATCACTAAAGCAATTACAAAGCTTCAGTCAGAAGACCTCATAGCAAGAACAAAAGTCAACGGTCGGTTTGAATACTCAATAGTCTTTGAAAACGCCGAAAACCACAGCGATATACGGCGCTTAATTTCCTTTATCAGTAAGATAATTACTCAACCTGAGTGACAAGCCAAGCAGCAAAAGCCTCATCTTCGGTAGGAATGAACCACACCTGACACTGAGCAATGTCTTTTTCCTTAGAGCCGGCGAAAGACCAAGCAATTTCTAACTCTTTCTGAGGCACACACACCCCGACATTGCATTCAAAGGCGTATATGTCAATAAACCACTTAACCACACATGAAGTTTCCCAGTGACTACATGGGGCATCTTCGGTACCTTGAAAAGGGCAGTGCACATTAACAATCAAAAGAGTTGATTTTTGGATCAATAACTCAATTTTGTGGCCATCTTTATGCCATATGAGTTCATCGGTTTGAGCAGTCATACAAGTAAAGTAGCACTTTAGGCGTTGTTTATTAGGCTAATTCCGATAAATCTTATTTTTTGGGTGGTACCCAGACAACAAGATAAATGTTTTATTTATGCAGGCTTTGGAAGGGCACGCCAGGCAGCTTCAAATTTAGCTGCGTCTTTTGCCATTTCTGGAGAAAGCTCTACGTGCAACCAAAGGCCGCCGAAACTTCCGGCATTGTCATCGGCGGTGAAAATTTTTACGCCCTTAGCCCCTTCGCCGCGGCTGCAGCGGAAGCCTCTTCCGAAGCCTTTGTTCTTGTCTTTTGCATTTGCATCAAAGGCATAGTCGTGAATTTCTTCAATACCGAGAGCTGCGGTGTTGGCCAAGAACCAATCCCACATTGCTACGCCAACCTTGCGATCCGTATATCCGATGTCTATGGCAGCCCCAGTTGCGTGAACTGATAGCCACTTTTCCATGCCTGGATCGCCAATTTTCTTACCCTCTGTGTGGGAGTTGCGCATAAGACGTGCGGAATAAATCCCCAGATTGCGGGTTTTCCAACGTGCCGCACAAAGTGCGTTTAATTTTTCCGTGCCAGGCTGTGCGCCCTTACCGTCAAATGCGGGATAATAGCTGTACTTACGTGCCACGATAAAGTCCTCCTAATTGGATAACTATATTATACAGTAGAACCTATTGCGCAGCAGCTTTCTTTTTGTCAACCTTGGCAAATACGTCGTTTATTTCTGAGGCGTCTATCTTGCCGTCATCAAGGAATGCTCGTGAAAGCCCTTCTACGACTGTGGCAACGCCCGCCATGCCCGCCATAAAGCATGCTTTCCAGAGAGGGATTCCCGCTATTGCTCCGGCTCCTATGACGCCAAGACCTGACGCAGCAAAGACTGCGATAATTCTAAGTAAAATGTTTTTAATCATTGCCATGTTTTTCATCGTCCGTTACTAATTAAAGTGTTTTTATTCTTCGCTTTTTGTGAACATCAACCCGAACACGTGAAGCACAAAGGCACCACCCGAAATGAGTAATCCCTTTTTTTGAGTGTCCCCACTCAGGGTAATTAGAACCAATGCTGTGCCAGCAAGGGTCCAAATCGTAGCTACCAGTTCATCTCTTAAATGACTAAACATGCAACCTCATTAAATGCATAGGGACAATACATATTGTATCATTTTAATTACAAGGTGCGCCTAATTGAAACAGGAGCAACCATTGCGCATGCGGCCATTGCTATAAGCACTCTTCTTGTGGAGACAGGAATGGAACTACCGATAGGCACGTATGTGTCAATCGGGCCCGAGAAGACGTTAATTTCAGATTCCATTGATTCTCTAACTTCGGTTGGGGCATTCTGAACTGCCTCTACAAGTTGTGCTGCTTCTTCTGGGGTGACATTAGTTATCTCAACTGCGTCAAAGATTTCTGTGGCTTGGTCGCCGTCAATGCTCTCCAAGACTTTTGCGCTAGTAGCAAGATCCGTTGCTTGGTCTTCGGTAACGCCATTTTCAATAACCGAATCAACTGCGGCCGCAACCTGTTCTTCTGTAACTGTTTCTGATTCCAGGACATTAACCAGTTCTTCAAACTGCTCTTCAGTAAGTGGCTCATCCAAAACCGCATCAATGATTGCATCAAACTTCTCGTCAGTGATTGGCTCGTCAAAGACGGCACTAAGAGCTTCGGTGAATTGTTCCGTAGTAAGTGGCTCGTCAAAGACTGCCTGCACCGCAGCGTCAAACTGCTCATCGCTAAGGGTCTTAGTGTTTTCAAAGACGGCTTCTACCGCGTCTTCAAACTGAGCATCAGACAATGGACCATCAAAGACGGCAGTAACGGCATCTTCAAACTGGGCATCAGACAGTTGAGTTGGGTCTTCAAACACAGTGTCTACGGCAGCAGCAAAGTTCTCGTCTGTTAAAGGCTCAGAGAAAACTGAATCAATAACGGTCGCAAACTGGGTATCCGTTAGTTCTTGATCAAGAAGAGAATTAACAACTGCTGTCAGTTGTTCTGGGGTCTCGGCGTCTGCGACTAAATCATCTACGGCATTTGCAAGTCCTGCATTAGACATAGGGCCGTCAAAAATGTCTTCAACAGCAGCATCTGCTGCGTCTTGTACCGCTTCTGGAACAACTACCGGCGGTTCATCCGTTTGTGTTGTTGTCTCTTGTTCTGGGGCATATTGTGGTATCGAGGTGGCGGGTCCATCGCCTTCGGTGTTACCTTCGCTCGCGGGTGTCTCAACTGGGGTTACCTCCACTGGTGTGTCAAATATTTTTTCAATAAGAGTTGTAGTAGTTGGCGAAATTGTTGTAACTGTTGTTTCTAGTTCTGGAGTTAAAACTGGAGTTGGGTCTAACTCGGGAATCGAGACAGTGGTGTTGTCTGTTGGAGGAAGAACAACCACTGGCTCGGTAGTAGTTGTTGTATTATTAATAGGTGAAATTACTATTATGCTTGTGGTCGTTGTGGGCGGTAATGATGTACTTGTCGTACTGGTAGTACTAGTAGTCGTAGTAGGTACAGTTGGTTCCAAAACAATCGCATCCGCGCTCGTACTAGGACCATATAAACAAGAACCGCTACCGACTCCAGCACATGGCCCATTCATTGCGTAGACCTTAAAACGAACAGATCCATATCCAGTTGTTACTGGGTTGCCTCCATCAAACATTCCATGACTAAGCAAATAACCAGTGTTCGCAGCAGTTGTCCAAACACCCCAACCACCACGCTCAACGCCATCGTCGTAGTCAACAAAATTCACTGAGTATCCATATATTTCAGTGTTGCTTGCTTCTGGTGCGTCCCAATTAAGAGTTACGCTTCCGTCTTCGTTCGCTACCGCAGTTAAGTTCTGCACAGCGTTGAAATAAGCAACAGAAAGACTTTCCCATGATTGCCCATCAGAGGACGTCATTACTCTGTTTCCTGTGCCAGAGTTTGCTACAGCAACATACTTTCCTGCACCATAAGCAACACCTTGCCATGAGTTGTTTGGAACCCCAGAACCAACTGTCCAGTTCGCGCCGTCTGTTGAATAAGCAGAGCGTGAATTAACTCCACCTTCTGCTACGGCAATAAACTTGTTTCCACCATATGTAATGTATTTCCACTGGTTAGCTGGGGTAAAACCAGCAGACCAGTTGACTCCATTTGTGGAGTAACCGCCGTATCTGTTTCCCGTATTCGTGCTGTACTCAAGCCATGAGAAACGACCGTTGCCAAACGCAACTGTTCGGATATCTACTATTGCACCAGGGTTTTGTGTTGACCAACCAGTGGTGCCATTAGCAGAAGACCAGCCCCTACCAAACATTGATACAGAAACAAACCGTGGAACTGTTGCGCTACAAGCGACTGCATCGTGTGACCATGCGGTAGATGGGGAGCGAACCGTCCAATCAATTCCGTCGGGCGAGGACATAATATAGTTGTTTCCCCATGTTGCAGTAGCAACAAAAAGACCACCGCAGTTTGTGATTGCTTGCCATTCTCCTGTTGGTGCAGTTCTTGATGTCCATGTAATTCCGTCAGGAGATGTCATTACCGCATTTGATCCGACGGCAACGAATTGACTATCGGCGTATGTAATTCCTTGCCAGTTGCTATTAGAAGCAGAAGTTCTTGAAACCCAATAGTTGCCATTTGTTGATGTCATAACGCGATTACCGTCGCCAGACGAGGCGACAGCAACAAATTTTCCATCCCCGTAAGTGACGGCTTCCCAGTTCTGATCTGCTGGATATCCAGTCGCAACCGGGGCTGCAGGGACAAACTCGTAAGACAGGTTGTCCATAACAGGTCCGTAATGTCCACCCCAGAACCCGTTGTCAATACCGCCAAGGTAGAGCACTACATCACCAGCACTAGTCGTAGTCACGCTTTGGGTTAGCCTAGTTACTGCATGGGCAGTTGAGGAATCTATGTGTGCGTCACCTAGATGGAATGCGTATGTGTCGGGAACTGGAGTGCAGTTTCCTATGCAGTTTGTTTCGGAGTTGTCTACATCTATGGACGCCGTAAGGGTTCCCGCCCCTGGAACCGAAATTGTTTTTGTAACTGAACTGTAGAAGTAAGTGAATCGTAGTGATCCGTTAGCAATTGGATTCCCGCTATTAATAGTCCAACCATCTAGGTTGTCAAAGGTGTCCGTAATGGTTGAGGCTTTAGCAGGAGGGCTACTAAGCCCAAAAAACAAAACAGGAATAAATATAAGCAATCTTGTTAAGCTTGCGAATTTCTTCATAGTCTTCCCTAAAGTAGTGACTATGAAATTATACCAGTTTTTAAGTGGCTACCATTTTCCTATTGGGCAAGTTGCATGTTTTAGCGTGACCTTCACAGGCATCAAGCAGCCACATTTCTGGCACTGATGCAACGCATTAAGGAACTCGCAACTGTTACAGATATCAAGACGAGCCTTAGAGTCCTCAGGTGCCATGTACTCCGTTTCAGGATTTACTACATCCCACGGTCGTACGACGCCAGTTTCCTGACGTTCTAGATTCTTTTTTTTCCATTCTTGCCAAGGTGATGTCATACAGTTACTCTACAGGAGGATTAAAGTTTTGTCCATCCCAAATATAGCCTTCTGGAATTCTTCCTTCATGGTGCGGAATATATTGAGGTCCACTGCTATAGATGGCAATATATTTACTGACATCCATTTTGCTTTCTAGGTCGTCTGAAAATGTTACATTCCCGACAACCTCATCACCTATTATCATTACAAAATTATGCATTTATTGTTTCCTTAAAATTAATTAACAGCAACTAGGGGAACAGCAGTAGTTTTGGTTTACCGCCTTGCGTGCCCCCGTATTGGAACATGTATATAAATCCCACTGATTAACACCGTAAGGGTAGTTACACCAGTAGTCGTTGCTTGGAACAAAACCATAGCACCCAATACCTGCATAACTAGCATCCCAGTTTACGCCATCACCCAAGAAGTTGTCTTGGTTCCCCCCGAAAGGGCTAACTAATTGCCATGTTCCACATGCACCAGTATTGCCAGTTAGCGCACAGAAACCGCCACCGTCAGCCGCATTTGCAACTCGCGTATATGCGGTTGCTGATCCGCAACCATCGCAGTTAACAGCAGATTGCGTATAACAGTCGGTGTCTGTTTTTAGGCAGTCGCCAGTACACGAACCATAGGTGGTAGCACTGTTCGCTTTGGCTCCACAGTTTGAACCTGTTTTCGCTGCGTAGGAAACATAATTGCTAGTTTTAGAACCACTACATCCACACGCCGCGGTACCGGGGTTATTTGTTTCGTCATAGCAATTATCAACACAACTAGGGGCCGATATGTTTCCGCTTGTTGTTGTGTAAGGAGCACATCCACCACCAGGTGATGTTTTTGTCCATGTTGTAGTAGTTGTGTAAACCCTGTTTCCACATGTTCCTGTGGCTGTGTTAGCTACTGGTGTTCCTGCAACAAATCCGTTCGTATCGTTTCCTAGCTGACGACAGTCAACAGGGGTCGTTACTGTGAGTGTTGCTTCAGGACTCCAGTGTGCGTTTGTGTTTTGTCCTGTTACGCGCCAATATCTATTTACATATTCATCAGTTGATATTTGGTATGCGTATGAAGTTTGGCTAATACTGGAAGCAACTTCTACAGGGCCAGTCCATGTACTGTTGTTTGAAGAATAATAAACATAAAATCTTTGATACACACCAGCAGTAGCAGTCCATGATATTCCGTTTGTTAAAACATCAGTGTTTGTTGTTAATGGTCGTGAAGCCGGCGCAGATATAGAGAAAACGCTAGAAGTTGCAGAATCTGTAGCTAATCCAGCCACCGAAATAGCCCTAACAAACCATCTATAGTTTGTTGCGGCAGGAATAGCACCAAAAGTATATGAAGTAGAAGACTTTGATACATTTGTTGAGTTGTGCTTTATGAATGTTCCAGAACTACCAACATCATAATAAATATCATAATAAGAAGTTAAACCAGTATCAGCTGGGTTGCTCCACGAGACGGTTACATTGCTTGCCTTGTTTGGAAAAGTTCCTGTAGCAGTGTTTGAACCGGATACTGAAGTAACGGCATTTGCGAAACCTTCCCAGATATTGGTCGCAAAAGGATGAAATATTCTTTTAATTGCTGACGCTGATGCGCTTCGGGGAGTAGCGGCTACATAAGCTGCGCCCGTATAGGCGTGTACTGTTTTAGCCGCCATATGTTAATCCTCCGAAAATACATCATCCTTGGCAATTACTTGGCTAGAAGCGTGATGATTGCGGTGATCTTGAAGTTGTGCAGCGAGCACGACGTTTTCAAGAGTTAATGCATTTACTCTTTTAATAAGTTCATCAATAATTGACTGTGGATTAAGTTGTTCTGACATATTATACCTCAACGAAACTATGGGTTAGGAACTTGAAGCCTAGCAGTCTTATCGTTTTCATCAACCCAGTCAAAGAAATCAGACAATTGAATTTCCGTGAGGTCTTGAAGCGACTCTTCGTATTCGCCGTTATCTGCCTTTTCAGAACGATAACCGCCACCCCTTTTCTTGTACTCCCTAACCAGCCAGGCGTTGGCATAAGCAGAAGGGTAAACATCAAATTTGGCTTTTGCTTCCGCTTTTACCCGCGCATACAAAACAGCGTCGGTGGGTATGGCTGATTTTTCTTCAATATCAGAACCGTCTTTTTTGTCTGTTGAGACATTGATGGGTTTGTTGCCGTCTCGGACTTGAGTTGATTCTGCTCTTCTTTTTCTAGACACAGCAGAACGGATTTCTTCAGCAGTCATTTTGCTTGCTTTGGAAGCCGGAACACATTTAGGGTATTTGCCTTTGTCTGCGTCGTCCCTACCGCAAGGCTCAAAGCCACCGTCTTTTTTAGGTCTAGACAAGTCAACCCATTTTTCCTTAAACCATTCTTTTAATGATTTTTCGTTATGAGCAAAAGAATCTTCACTATTTTCAAATCTTATAGACTTGATGCTTCCTTTATAATCTTTCCAAAGCATTATGTGGTTACTTTTCTTTACCGTCTGTAACAGTCGGGCCTCCAACAACCCAAGCATCACATGTGCGCTCTGAGTGGCACTTAAAGTCAAAGGCTTCGCAGTATCCTATTTGACCAGCATCAACGATGTCCCAAGTAGAACCTGACTCATTGCCGAGAGCGCCCTCAATACATTTAAGAATTCGTGGAGAACGAACAAAGAGAATACAGTTGCCACACTTTTGCTTCTTCGCTTCTTCTGGAGAAACGTCCCAACGATCACCTTTTTTCTTCCAGAAAGCATCGTTTGCTTCTTTGGGGTTTAAAGGGCCGTAGTCGGCAGTCTCTATCGCTTTTTGGCGATTCTTAATATTTACACCAATGTCTTGAGTTGCGCGAGGACAATTTTCTTTATCTGCTTTTGATTCAAATCTGAACCCCACAATTGATCCCGTATAGTCTTCCCAGATTGCCATTATTTCTTCTTCTTGAATTCTTGAAGGTGAGATATTGATTCGTTGATTAGCTTTGTCTTTTCTGGGTCTTTCTCAAAGCGCTTTAATTGCTCTTGAAGAAATTTTATATTGTCAGCATCTTGTTGTATTTGACGGTCATTTTCTCTTGTTCTGACTTGTTTTCCAGGAGGGCCAGTTTTATCTTTTCTTGTTTGAAAAAATAGTGCATCTAACTTTTGATCAGGAGTTCGTTTGTCGGTTTGAGGCTTATCGTCAATCATTTTTTGAACCTCATCAAGCGCTGCTTGCGATTCAGCCAATTCAGATTTACTCTTATTCTCCGGATCACGGCGATTATGGTCATCAACTTCTTTTTTGTAGTGAGCCTTTATGCCCTCTAAGTCATATTTAGAAAGCGTAGAACCATCCGGATTTTGACTAAGTTTGTAGACAGTTTCATCAGCCCATTCCCAGTCATAATACGACCCATCAGCTGCTTTCATTGGATCTTCGCGCCAGACAGGTGTCATGTCTTCTAAGTCTTTTTGCCACTTATCAACCATTGCTGGTGCTGGTTTGTGGTTTTTTCTAATTGATATTGACCCTGGAACAACATCGGGAACAAAAGGAATATTGTCGTCTCCAGTAATTGGATCAACAACGAAACCATCACCATCACCATCTAATGGAATATCAGGACCTCTGGGTCTTATTGGTTTACCAAGAGCTTTGAGGTCTTTCTCAAACCTAAAACCTTTAATTTCTCCTAAGAGTTCATTAAAAAATGTCATTCTATTTCCTTATTAAATAATCTGGTCATTCATTGTCGCTTGTACGACACCATCAGGAATGACAGCAAATCTACATTTTCCTTCAGGTTCAACGGTTTGAAGGATTATACGGCACTGTCCGTTACCCACATACAAAACACAATTTGCGCACTTAACACCAATTCTTGCAACAGTATTACTGGAAGCATCGTCGTAGCCTGCCCAGATTCCTTTTTTGTCTTCATTAAACTTGCCATATCTTTCGGCAATCCCAACAAGGGCGTCTGCTAACTCTTTTTCTTCAGGAGCAAGAGGATGCTGGAAAGCTTCGGTTCTGTCCATGATTCTTACTGGGACCCCGGCCATCATCATACTAAATATTGATTTTTCTTCTGACATCACTTTGTTTCCTTCTTGTATTCATCCCAAGTCTTGTCGCCAACGCCATAGTATTCTCTGGCTAGTCCAGATTCTATTATGTCTATGTTTAGACAGGCGGTAGTCGGGTTATTAATATCATCGGAAGAAAATATGCGAGCCAAGACTCGGCCGTATTTATCGTTCTTGTCTGGGATGGTGTTAACAAATACCCACTTATGGTTCGTCAACCATTCTTGAGTAAATTGTTTAGCTTTCAGCCCCATAGCCTTCTCGGCCAAATCTTTAGTACGTGATTCTGGGGTATTCACACCATATAGACGAACGCGGATTTTATGATGAACATTAAAGCCAAGATCAACCATTAACTCGATGGTGTCCCCATCAATTACTTTATTAAGGGTTGCCCCATACCAGAATCGTTCCATGGCCTATTTTAGCATTTATAAGGCTTTTGATGGAAAGGTATTATTTAGCCAAACCACCAAAAGTGTTTAATAATTGACAAACTTGCGAGTATCACCCACAAGACATTAAACAAAATAATTGTCGGAAGAGTTTTCTTCGTGGAAGTCCAAATAAGAGCCACGCTGGAAACGATAGCAAAGATATAAAGCCACCAAAATTGCTTCCCCAGCAGCAGGCCTGGAAAAATGATGGCAATCTTGGTAGAAAAACCCCACGCTTCAACGGTGTTAACCCGTGTCCAGTAATCCTTAGAACTCATGGTCTTAATGGCGGAAATAATTTTCTTAAAAAACATATTATTTTGTTTCTATTACTTTCAGATGAGAGTTTTTGTTTTTATCATATGCATATTCGGCATATTGACCGTTTGCATCAACATAATGATAAAAAGCCTGAATATGGTATGAGTTTTGAGGAACATTAAATATTGGCCGATAGTGGTTTAAGTCCATACCGCGGTAAATAGCCGCATCGCCCGGTTTCATAACCAGCGGATCGTCTTCCATATATAGTGGCCAGTCGTAATCTTTACCCATATAGTCAAAGTCATAACAGACACTCATTGATATTTCGCAAGCCGGTCTATCAATATGTGGAACCAGTTCTTGACCTCTTCTGTAAACCCTATAAAAAGAATAAGTTGGCAGAAGGGACAAACCAGTTGCTTCTTCAACTATCGGTTTGTACTGAACCAATAGTGACTCCATTAAAAAGTCTGAATACACAGCGTGGGCATTTATTACCTGTTCAGTGTCAGGAGTAAAAGCGTATGTTTCCTGAAGGAGGGCGTATCCAGAAATGGCAGAAACAAGATCTTGTGAAATAATATTCCCAAGGTAGACAAAATTGTTTTGGCGGAATGTGTCTACATTATTCATAGGCCAACCATGTTACGAGAGCATACTTTGTTCCACTCGTAACTGGATGTGCAATATGGGCAAAAGTATAGGAAGAAGGGAAAAAAATCACATCACCGACAGAGGGCTTGTATTTGATTCCAAAAAATGGAAACTCAAGTTCCCCACCCTCGTAATCATCATTCAAATACAGAATCATTGAAGCAACTCGATCTTTGTGATCCCCGCCACAATCAAAATGTTGTTTATATTCCGCCCCATCAACATATTTTAAAACAGAATATCCTTCGTCTTTCATTCCCCCTAAACCAAAATGAGACGAATATTCATTAGTTAGTTCTGTTACCTGATTAAAAATAAATGAATCAAGATTTCCGGAACCATCGGCAGTATTAATATCGTTTGGCAGAGAGATGGTCTTATTGCTCCTGTAAGGGTTTTTCACACTTCCATCAGTTTGATAATTTCCAGTACTTGCATAAACCCAATTAAGTAAAACATTTTCATCTATCGCTTTTTCTAGCGAATCAATTACTAGCTGCGAATTTTGAAATATCTGTCCATAGACCCAGATTGATGGAAAAATTTCATTCATAATAAACAACTATATTTCTTTATTGCAAACAAGACAATACCTTGTTTTATTTATTAAAATTCCACCATTTGGATTTTTTGTTTTCTAACCCTAAATCAATTTTGTGTTTGGCGCGCCTATATGGTCCGGCTGTTCCAGTGCTTGGCATTAAGAATCCAGATCCAAATCCAGTAACATCAACATACTTAAAACGTGATTCATCTTCAAATTTAATTTCTTTGAAATTACTTGTTCTTTTAAATGGAATAATGTGATACATCGATGTTCCATATGGAATCATAAAATCGGTATTTGTTTTTATATTTAAAACAATGTTTACAGTGTGATAAAAATCAGTATGCACAATGCTTGGAAGAACATCATAGTCGTTGTTTGGTTCCCATAGAACTGGAAGAAACAAACAAGACCAACCTGGTGCTGTTTCTATTCTCCAAGGAGTTACTATTTTAGGAATTTGTGCATTTTCAATTTTGCGCACTCCAGTTATTGGACATTGCCCATGTTGTTCATAATTGAAACCATCAATTTTAAGGCTGTGAAGAGGGGGTTGCATATTTTCAATTCGTGATTCCCAAAAATTACCTTCTGGAGACGGTCTAAAAAAGATATTGCTCCAAAGAGGCATTGTCATCCCCAGAGACAAATAGTCGTTTATTGCTGCGCACTTCTTCATTCCACGAGACTTGCTTAATGCTCTGTACCATTTAGGCATGCTTGTTGGACCATTAAGATATGGGGGCATTGTCATTAAGCGATTGTCTTCTGGTGTTATTCTTACTTGACCAGGTTTCACTTTTTTATTGAATTCCATTGCTGTACTCCTCGTCAATAAGTTTGATTTCCATTAACCCTACTCTATGGTCAATAAGTTCATGTGCGTGTCGTGAATTTCTGATTTTATCAATTTCCGCACGTACAATATCTCTTATGTTGAGTCTGTCTAGGGCGATTGAGGAAGGTTCAGGAGGTATTAGTCCTTGTCCTTGCATTACATGAGCCAGATGAGGGGTTTGAAACATTAGATGTTGTTGATTGTATGAATCATACCGAGATGGTGGACGCTCTGACCATAAATCAATCAGCTCTTGCAATTCATCATTGATTGGCATGTTTGATTGATCTATCCAAAATTGAGTATCTCTTCTATCGGAAACATAATGAAGTCTTATCATCGTTAGTATGTTTCTCATTGTTTCTTTAGTCATCTTGTTGTATGCAGTCTGCATTTTTTCAGACTCTTTAGTATATGAAGAAAGGCTTTGCATTAAAGACTTCATTAAAATTATCGTGCTACCAATACTTGTCGCTTCTAGTGGCTCAACAAAAGCACCTGCAAGACCAACGGCAACACAATTCTTAACCCACTGATTTTTTAGATAACCAGCATCATATTTGAATGTTCGTGGATTGTCTTTAACCTTGTATCCACTAATCTTCTCAGCTTCTTCTATTGCTTTATCTACAGATATGTGCGCAGACGAAAATACATAACCGTTTCCCCGCCGCTCTTGTGTTGGTATTTCCCACATCCAACCAGAAGATGCCGCACGGGCGCGTGTGTATGGTCGTATCTGGCCATTTGGGTCAGACTCTGTTGGGAATGCGATTGCAGAATCCGCCAATAGGTAAGGAGAAAAAGATTCCCATTCAGTATTCTCTAGGGAATTCATGATTACGCGGGAAAAACCACTTGCGTCAAACCAAAAATCAGCATCAATCATGGTTCCGTTATTCACATTGACTGATTTGACTGTTCCATTTTCAGAATCTAGATTAACCGAATCTACATTTCCTTCAACAAATTTAATCATTCTATTAAAACATATACCCATTAAATAGTCATTAAGTTGATATGTATCAAAGTGAAATTGATTTACTGTTCTATGTATATTGTGGCGTCCAATTTTGTTAGTTACCAATCCAACACTTGATGTCTGACTAGTAATTAATTGTTTATTTTCAATCATACCCATATAGGAGGCATAAAGTCCGTTAGCAAAAATTTCATCTATTCCACCAACGCTATGGAAATAGTCAGGAGTATGATTAGTCCAGTTTTCAAATCGTATTCCATTTTTATGGGTTGCTGAACTATTTACAATTAGTTCCTCTACTGGAATATCACAAGATTCCATAAACATTTTCCAATGCTCTGTTGACCCTTCACCAACACCAACTATCCCAATTTGAGAAGATGAGATAACGGTTATGTCTGCATCTCTAAAAGCTTTTCTTAGCATTAATGCGGCCACTAATCCTGCCGTGCCAGAACCAACTATTGCAAAAGATATTTTGTTATTCATTTTTCCTACAGGTATGCGTTGCGATTGTTTATTGCATCCTTGACGGTTTTAAGAGTTTCTACTTGAGATATTTCGGATTCAAGAGGAAGGGCACTGATAATTTGGTCAGGTGTTGCTGTTTCATAATCTAGTCCATACAGGATGCAGGCACCATAAATAATTGCTTCTATTTTTGCTTTTTCCAAGTTAAGCACTTCTTCTGGAAAATTTGGAGTATCGGGATGATTTAAAGCCATTGAGTTAAGGGTTCTAAACAGCATTTGCTTGTAAAGCCATTCAGCAAAAAGAGGCGATAACTCTTCTTGTTCAATGAATCCATGACGTGAATTGGGTATGCCTTTTAAATACCTGTAAAGAGGCATGTCTTCTTGCGTTGTTGATATTTCATTAAGAACTGCTTGTGGTATTTTTAAAGAATTAATCCAATTTTTTGCATCTCGTGGTAACTCATCGGAGCTATTAAATGGTTCATCCAACAACGAAGCCCATTCAATCACTTGTTTCATTGCTCCCATAAGTGTTTTAGCACATCGGGTTACCGCCGGCCAGTCACGAAAAGATGTCCCCATCCCCGGCACGGTAGTCAGAGTGAGTGCAGATGTCCCAGTTACACAAAAGATTGATATTAATCTTTCAATTGTCTGTTGATTGATTACTGACGGATCGCTGGTTGTCGTTTTTACACCATCATATATTTGATATGGAATAAATGAAAAATAAGAAGTATCGCATCTTTTGCTATTTGATAATATTAATGCATCTGTTCTTTGTCTGTGTGCTTCGGCTGTTATAAAATTTAAAAAATTAAAATAACTTTTATTATAAAAATCTTCTTGCTTTACAATAGAATTGTAATCTTCATAATCTATAGAGTTTATGACATATTCATCATTTATGGTTTTGAGAAAATAATTATGATTATTAACTGGTGATTTTATATTTTTACCAAAAGCAATAATTGTTTTTTCACCACTTAAAAATTTAGTGTAATCCGTAAACTCAATATCGCCATTGGGCGTTCTTGTGTATAGTTTAAAATCTTCTTGAGTATCAACTAAATAATAGTATTCATACAGGGAAGTGTCTATTGTTGAGATATCACTCATTTATACCTTTTAAAATTATGAGAGTGCAGCAATCTTTGCATCAACCATAGCAACGGTAGAAAGAAGAGAAATCAGTCGTGCCTCATTACCTGTTGGGGTGTCATCGTGCACCCATGTTGATGAATCAAAAGTATCTGGATCAAGACCAAGAAACAAAATCATTGAATACATTTCATTGGTAACTTGTATTTTGACATTATTCAAAGCACTTATTTTTTGTTCTGCTGTTAGTTCAAATTCCATGATGTCTCCAATTTTAGGCGTTTAAAAGTATATAGGTCGTTCCAGAAGAACCTGAAAAAGTATCAGAATCTGCTGTCGTACCTGAGCGTACATCATAGTTTAGCCCAGATGGTGTCGTTTCAGTAAGAACAATTATTGATCCGCCCCCGCCTGCACCACCGCGTTTTCCAGTTCCACCCGTCACCGCAGGAGAAGCTGCACCGCCTGCACCGCCTGCACCACCTGCATAATGAATAGTTGGATTGGCAACATGATGTGCGTGACTTTGTACATGGCTATGTGGGTGTGCATGTCCAGCGGGCGTATGGTGATGTCCACCTGGTGTATGGTGATGCCCACCTGGTGTATGGTGGTGGTTATAGGTCGTATGGTGATGACCCACATGATGGTGCCCACCAGGGGTATGGTCATGTATGTCGGAATAACCGGTGTTGTAGTGGTGATGCGGATGCACCGTATGCGTATGGTTTACGTGATGATGTGGGTACACCAAATGATGTGGGTGAGTAGTATGATGTGGGTGTGTATGCACATGCGGATGCACATGTCCATTCGGTGTATGGTGATGCGTTGGTGAAGCTGAATGCGGAGTAACCGTGTAGTTAGGGGCGGCCGCGCCTGCTGCGCCTGCGGTTCCAGGGTTTCCTGTAGCACCAGCAGATCCAACAGTACCAATCATCCCGAGAGAAGCAACTGTTCCGGTTCCTGTGATTGTTTTAGCAATCAAAATAACCACTGCGCCACCTGCAGCGCCAGCGCCACCTGCGCCACCTGCGCCAGTAGTAGCCCCAGTTGTTGTTCCATCAGCGCCCGTAGCACCTCTTCCTCCAGCGGCACCAACCGTTCCACTGTCTGTTGGGTGTCCGCCAGCCGTACCTACTGAACCGGACTTCCCGGGCCATGTTCCCGTAACAATCGGGGTGGTTGTTCCGACTGTCCCTGTTGTTCCTTTTGAACCACCAGCAAGCGCAATAGGTGTAGACGCGTATGTGGCATCAATTATTGTTCCAGTTAAAGCTTCAAATTTTTTAATCAGGAAAGAAGGAAGAACTGAAGTTCCGGGAGCAGTTGCTCCTCCGCCTTCACCACCTAAACGGTATGTAATTGAAGAGTTGGTGTGGCCTGGTGCTGTTCCTGTTGATATTAAAGATCCAGGACTAGTGATGGTGCCGTTGGATACGCCAGCAGAGTTTCCCGTGAGTGTGCAGACACCGACAACACCGTTGATTACGGCTGTCGTTTTAACAAATACTCTGAAACCAGCGGTGTATAGAAATGTTCCCAATGGGACGGTTAAAGAATTATAATACTTGTCACTAGTTAATGTGACTGTTCCAGAGATTGTCACATCACCATCAGCGCCATTTCCATAAAGCTGATCATTTCCTGCACGCTGTACTTTTACTAACGATCCACTTTTTTGAATTCCCGCCATTTTATACCAACTGCATGTAATTCACTGTTCCAGCGTTTTGACCTGTAACGTCCGTAGAGACGCCAGCAGGCAAAGTAGCCGCAGATGAAACAATTAAAATAACTCCACCACCCGCAGGTGCTGTACCTGGAGCTTTAATGTATCCAGTCCCCGAAGGTGGAGCCGCAATGTAACGAGCTGCAAGGATGATTACAGCCCCACCAGCCTGCGCAGTGCCACCAGCACCCCCACGAAGCCATGTAGGGCCTCCTGATGCTGTTATAGAGTATCCCTGAATTGCTTGTCGTGGAATTGTGTAGTATGCGCTACCGCCAGTACCCGCGGTTGGTGCAGTTGCCGTAAAACCAGTTGCTGATCCACCAAGACTGTGCGTGACAGCAGTGGCGGCGGCTCCGCCTTGAAAGATTGATCCGCTAGTTGCGTATCCAGTCGTGAAACCAATTGTTGAGTTGTTTCCACCAAAAGTTAATAAATTCTTTACAAAGATTCTGTAACCGTTTGGTTTTAATGTAACGCCAGCATTGATTATCAAGTTATTAAAATACAAATCTTGCGTCATTGAATAAACACTAGACGACGGTGCCATGCTCAAAACGGTTGTAGTTCCATCAAGGGTTGCATCACCATCAGATCCTGTTCCGTAAACAGGATCTGGAGCATCAATAAATGACGCCATTGCGTTAGCCGCAGGGTAGCGAACCATTCCAGCCATTATGCCTCTTCTACACCAACCACGGTTATATTAACAGAAGTAGCAGAACTACAAAGAGCAGTCAATTGATCACTATTCGTAGCATTTGCTGTTGATCCGTTGTTGTTTAAAACTAATGAACAGTTAAAAGACATAGTTTCATTTGCTGCAAGGGACATTGCGCTAACGATGTCGTGAGTTGCTGCTTCGCTGACGTTTGCCGGTTTGAGACGAACGGTTACGGTTTTGGCCGATGCTGTTGTGTTTGTCAAAATAATCTGTTTAACAATTGTCGTTGTGCTGATTGGAACTGTGTAGTAAACAGCAGAAGATGCCGTTAACTGCGCGGGACCAGCAAGTCGCTTTTGTGTCAATGCCATTACATAACCTCCATAAGGAATTTAATCTCAAGATTCCGTGCGGAACCGTATGCGTCATAAGTGTTTGCCGTTACAGCAACTGTTGGAGTGGCGCTTTCTCCAGAGTTGTTGCTTAATGTTATACCAGTTCCTGCAACAAGTGAGGTTACATAAGAACCTGTCGTGTCCGTTCCGAGAGCCACCGAGTTGGCTTGAATTGTGGCAACACCCGTGTTTGAGATGGTGACATCACCAGAAAGTGTTACATATGTTGGGACACCAGAACCATTGGCAACAATTACCTGAGCAGACGTTCCTGAAGCAAGTTTTGATAGGTCAATCGCAGCGGAAGCGTTGATGTCACCATTGACAATAGTTCCATCAAGAATCATCGTGCTGGTTACTTTTCCAGAACCAATCGCCGTGACGCCAGTATCCGAGATGGTTATATCTCCCGTTTCAGCAACAGCAGTAGGGACACCAGCCGAGTTATAAACAATAATATTTCCAGCGGTGCTTGTTGCTAGTTTTGATAATGCAATACCAGCAGAAGCATTAATGTCGCCATCAACTATTGTTCCGTCAACAATCATAGAACTGGTTACTTTGCCAGAACCGATTGCTGTTACACCTGCACCCGTTACGGTCACATCACCAGACAGAGTAGTTGCAGTTACAACACCCGTCGTGGTTGTACCAAGAAGAATTTGACCAGCAGTTGCATTAGCAAGTTTTGAATGAGCAATTGCCGCTGAAGCATTTACATCCGCATCAACAATCGTTCCGTCAGCAATCATGGCAGATGTCACGGTTCCACTATCTGCTGAAGTGACTATATTTCCATATGTCGTGCCGTCGTTTGTGGCTTCCCACTTATCGGATGTTTCGTTCCAGCGAACAAGCACATTCGCTGAAGTTCCGCGTTCAACTTCAATGCCTGCGTTCTCTGTTGGTGATCCAGTTACATTATTGTTGAGAACAATAATATTATCGTCAACCGTGAGTGTTTCTGTGTTGATTGATGTAGTGGTTCCCGAAACCGTTAAGTCACCAGTTACCGTAAGGTTGTCATCAATTGTGACTGTTCCTCCAGCGGAGTCAATGGTTAGATTGCCACTAGCTGTATCAATTTCTCCTGCGGCTGTAACACCAATCCTGATTGCATCAGCGGTTACGCCAGCAAAAGTAACATTGTCTGTTGTTGCTACGGCTTGACCGATTGAGAGACTATGAGTCGTGCCTTCCCCAGTGGTTAATGCTGTTGAGGTGATGCCAGTTCCACCGGTTATCGTCGCTACATAGTCTCCGGTCGTTTTGGTTCCAAGGGCGACTGTATTGTCAGGAAGGGTTACTGTTCCCGTAAATGTTGGTGAGGCAGCAGGTGCCTTAGTATCAATTTGTGTTTGAATTGCGCTCGTAACACCATCTACATAATTTAGTTCAGTAGTAGTAAGTGTTGCACCATCAAGAATATTTAGTTCTGCTGCAGTTGAGGTTACGCCGGTTAGATCCGTTGGCGCAATAGAGATATTTGCCGAACCATTAAATGCTTGGCCAGCAATGTTGCGTGAAGTTTGGAGAGTTGTTGCAGTACTTGCGTTTCCTGTTAAAGCAGCAGTTACACCAGCAAAAGTAACATTGTCTCCAGTCCCTACGGCTTGACCGATAGACAGCGTGTGGGTTGTTCCCTCACCAGTTGTTGCGGCTGTTGAACTAACACCAGTTCCGCCAGTTATTGTTGCTACATAGTCACCAGTTGTTTTAGTTCCAAGAGCAATAGTATTGTCGGGAACGGTTACTGTTCCTGTAAATGTTGGACTCGCAAGTGGTGATTTCAAATCCATTTGTGTCTGAATTGCGCTTGTTACACCGTCTACATAGTTAAGTTCTGTGGTTGTAAGCGTTGCGCCGTCAAGAATGTTTAGTTCAGCTGTTGAAGAAGTGATTCCATCAAGAACATTTAATTCTGTTGCTGTTGCAGTTAGTACAACATCTTCATTTATTTTTGGTGATGTGAGAGTTTTGTTTGTGAGAGTTTGGGTATTTGTTGTTCCAACAACTGCACCAGTTGCACCATGTGCTTCCGTTAAGTTTGCGTGAGTTGTGACGTCAGAAGTAAAAGCAACAGTACCTGTACCGTCTTGAAAAGTTACCGTACGGTCGGCAGTTGGATCAGTGACGGCAAGAGTCGTTTCAAAATCGTTTGCCGTTGCACCCTCAAAGACAACGCTCGCACCATTGATGGTAAGACCAGTAAATGTCGGAGAGTCGCCAGCTCCTATAGATTGCCCGATTGCAACGGTAGGTGTAGCACTTTCACCAGTATTGTTAGTTAAGGTAACTCCAGTTCCAGCAACAAGGTTTTGAACATAGTCACCCGTTGTGTCCGTTCCGAGAGAAACCGAGTTGGCCGTAATTGTGGTAACTCCAGTATTGGAAACGGTGACATCTCCAGTAAGAGTTGCGTAGGTTGGAACACCTGAAGCGTCAGCAACAATGACTTGTGCGGATGTTCCAGAAGCAAGCTTTGAAAGAGCGATTGCGGCGGAAGCGTTAATATCGCCATTAACAATAGTTCCGTCAGTAATCATTGTGCTAGTGACAGTGCCAGAATCCGCAGTTGTAACTATGTTTCCATAAGTAGTTCCGTCGTTGGTTGTTTCCCATTTGTCGGTTGTTTCATTCCAACGAACAACAACATTTGGTGATGTTCCGCGCTCAATTTCAATTCCAGCGTTTTCTGTTGGCGCAGTAGTTACATTATTATTAAGAACAATAACATTGTCATCAACGGTAAGTATTTCAGTATTTATTGATGTTGTAGATCCACTAACAGTCAAGTTTCCAGAAACAATTACGTCATTAAAAGTAACATTGCTATTTGTGGCTACTGCTTGTCCAATTGCAACAGTTGGTGTTGCTGTTTCGCCTGAGTTATTGGTGAGCGTTACACCTGTTCCAGCAACCAAAGATGCAACATAGTCTCCGCTTGTTTTGGTTCCAAGAGCAACAGTGTTATCTGGAAGGGTTACTGTCCCTGTGAACGTCGGTGAGCTAGTAGGTGATTTGGTATCCAACTGTGTTTGAATGGCAGAGGTGACACCATCAAGGTAGCCGATTTCTGTGTCTGTTACATTTGCAACCCTTGCTTGAATTACCGATGTGTTAACGGTGACAGTAGGTGTTGCGCCTTCACCAGAGTTATTTGCAAGAGTGATACCGGTTCCAGCAACAAGAGAACCAACATAGTCGCCAACAGTGTCTGTTGAAAGGTTGACAGCATCATTAACCCATGCCGTACCATTCCAACGAAGAAAATCGCCATTTGCAGCAGAGGTAATAGTTACATCAGCAAGGTCGTTAAGATTTGATCCAGTTAAATTGCCGTTGAAATAGGGAAGAGATGTCCATACCGCACTACCGTTACCAATTTTAAACTTATCGGTATCTGTCTCGTATCCGATTTCACCAGAAAGTAAAACCGTATTGGCGGCAGTCCACTGCGCTGCTAAACCGCGCTTTAATTGTATTCTTGCACCAGCCATTATAGTTCTTCTCCGTCAAATGTCATTATCGCATAATTTGAAACTTCTGCCTCAAGAATATCATTAAGTGCGTTTCCACCATCAATGTCTCCCGCTATTGCTCCACCACTAGTAAGTTTCCATTCACCACCAGAACGGAAGTAAAAATCATCATTAAGGGTGTCAACCGCTAAAGTCCCATCAGGGAGAACCGCTGTTGGAGCACCATTGGTAGTCAGGGTGACAAGACCAGATACTGCTTTAAACAAATCATCTGTTGTCAAAACATTTGTATCAGAACGGTAAAGGTTCACATCTCCAGTTACCCCACCAGTACCCCAAACAAGACGACCACCAGCCTGAACTTGTAGGCGTGGATGAGCATCTTGGTCAACGTATATTGTGAAAGCTTCGGAGCTGGCAGAAGTTAGGTTGCGTATAGTTACGGGAACTGTAAATTTCTGTGCCACGACCTCAATCGCTTTCTTTGTTAATGCCCCTCAGGGCAAGGCATTAAGCCTTTTTGCCGAATGCTTTGTCGTTTGGATTCAGATAACGCATGATAACAGGAAGGCCTGCTGCCCAGAGAGCATTTGCTGCCATCTTTATATCTCCTGTTGAAGCGTAAACTGCGACTGCTGCACCGAGGACGCTTCTTGCGTATGATGCTGCCATTGCTTTTTGTTCTGCTGTGATTTTCATATTTTCCTATCCTGTTACAACGATTTTGTAATCGTTTAACAATATTGAAGAACCGTTCATTGTTACGGTCACCGAATCATTTGTGCTTCTAACAACATCGCCAATGACGGTTGCGCCAGAAGAAACTTCGTAAATCTGCACAGTGACATTTTTAGTACCAAAGTTGTGCGTAACTGTTGTTACTGAGTTTGTACCAACTGAAGCCGCACATTGCTGATTAACGACGCGAGCAAGAACTGCGGTAGAAGTTGTTTGACCAGAGGTTGTTGTAAATCCAAGATTTGTACGGGCGTCTGAGGCGTTGGATGCACCAGAACCACCGTCTGCGACCGCAACATCTGTACCGTTCCAAACACCAGTGGTGATTGTTCCAAGGGTCGTGATTGAAGACTGACCCACATATGTTGATGCAATATCAATCGCGTCAGCGGTAATTGCTGTTCTGTTGGCGGTGACATTGACATTTACTGTCGTACCAGACTTTGAGAGTCCGTCGCCAGCTTCAAATGAACCAGCACCAGAGAACTGTGTCCAAACGATACTTGAAGAACCGACAGTGATTGTTCCGTTTGTTGAAACCACGAAACCAGAGTCAAAGTTGACAGTTCCTTGTTCTACGAAAGTGAAGGTTCCGCTTGTGAGTTCACCAGTGTCGGGAGTTCCGTTTGCGTCTGATGATCTAGAAGCTGCGCCAGAAGGAACGACAACATAGATGCCGTTTTCGGAAGCAGAACCTTGATCCTTGACAAGAACGCGGTCACCAGTAACGAGTGTTACCCCGTCAAGTACATCGCCGTTTTGAAGATCGGTTGAAAGGTTAATTGCTGCAGTGGTGGCAACCCTTACTGAAGCCTTGACATCAAGACCCTGGCGGGCAGCGTCAACATAACCCTTGGTAGCAATATGTGCCGCATCTGTCGGGGTGGCAACTTTGGCATTACCACTTGAATCTCTTTTGACCAATTTAGAAGCAGTTGCATCAGGAGTTGCGTCCGTAAGCATGTTCCACATTGCGGCTGGGAGCAAACCAGCACTGTCGGTATCTGCAACATTAAGAGTGAGAGTAACTGTACCGTTTGACTCAGAAACAGTAAGGGCTTCAGCGATTCCGGCTCCGCCACCAGAAACGATTGAATGAGGAAGTGAGCGCCAAGCACTATTGGCATAAACCTTAATCGTGTCAGTTGTTGAGTTGTAGATTAACCTGCCCTCAAAGTTGCCAGAACTAGGGTCGGTGGCCAATACTTCAAACGTGGCGTTAAGTAGTTGGTTTTGATTAAGGTCAAGGTTTGTTAAAAATTTTGTTGCCATTTAATGCCACCTATGTGAGATATGCTTTTCCGGAGAATGCTGCTGAGAAAGAAACACGTACTTGTGTGCTGTTCACATATGTTACCTCACCAATTACCATAGTATCAGAAGAATCAACTACGGTAACCGACGGACGACCTCCAAGGCTATGATTTATTGTCCATATGGTACTTGATGTGCTTTGTGTGTGAATGTGTCGCTCGTTTTGCTGAGTATCTGTTGTAACGGCCGTAAAGAATGGAGTGTCGGGCCACCCAGCTGCTGTTTTGGGACCGTAAAAGTCTCCACTGTCAACATCTATGTAGTAATCGCCAACTTCACCATAATCGCTTGCAATGTTTGGCATTTAGATATCCACCACTATCGTCCAAGGCGCACCTGAACCATAACCTATGGCAACGGATCCAGATTTAAGTGTTGTGTTTACCTGAACATTTACATTATTTGGAGCAGCCTGATCAATTGTTACCGTATTCCGCAGTTCCTCTACGGTTACATCAAAAGCCGGGTCAAGAGGAAGAGTCATCGAGTAACCTCTTTGTCAATCTTAAATGAACCTTTTAGTACGCGGTAAACAACCCCAGAACTTGTGTTAACTATTTCAAGGTCATAGACACCATCACGTGTAATTGGTGCTGTTAATTGTGGCGTCAAGGTGATGGTTATTTCACCCAACAATGGAACTATTACAAGTCTTCCATTAGCTGTAGTCAGTTCTACTAGTGGTGTCGCTGTAGAGTCAATATCTCTACGAACCTGCATACGGCCTGTGTAACCAGTTAAGTTAACAATGTCACCATCTGGGTCAGTTATTGTGAAAGTTCGTGTAAATGTAGCACCCTGTTCGCAAGTTATATTATAAATTCCAGCAATCATGGTTCCTCCGGTTACCTGATGCTAATTTTAGACTATGAAATAGCGTATCAGGGTAAGTAAATGTGCTATTCGTCTTCGTCTTCAAAATATGTTTCTTGCCCAGACATAATCATGTCTATGGAAGATTGCAACATCCCCTGCGCTAACCACGGCGTCATACCAGGGCTTGTAAGGATAGAAAGTTGATTTGCTTCATTGCCAACAACTTCAGCAATAACCACATAGTTAGAGATTAAAGAATCGGGCATTGAATTTTTCATAAGATCTAGAAATGTTTTAAGAACAGTTTCCTCATTGTTGTCCGCCATTAGTGGCCTCCAGTACGCTTATTCTGTCCTGTAATACATTAATCAAATCTATAAATTCATTATTTCTTTGTTCGCATCTAATGACTTCTTCGCCCTGTTCAAATAATGCTTCCTGGTGCTCTAAAACAACCACATTAAGTCTTTCAACTTCACTTCTTAATTCTTCAACAACTAAAGAATAAGCGTCAAAAATTGTTTTCATTTCCTGATTACTGTTCCCGTGTAGGGATGTTCTGAAATTAAGATTTTGACCTCTCAAAACTACAAACGCCGAAATGGTTGCGGTAATTAACCCAACAATCGTAAAAATAGTGTTTGCGGTGTCTCCCATTAGATGCCAACAAGTTCGCTAGACAGAAGCGTTGTCCATCCTTCTGACTGGACAATAACCCATCCAGTATCAGACATAACTTTAATTGACTCAAGAGGAACAAATCCAAAACCATCTTTATTAATATAGAAATTCTTAACTAGTTTCCATTCATTATCAATGAAAACGCGGCAGGCGGGCATTAGATTTCAAACCAAATGTCGCCAGTTACCGCAACCTGACCCGATGGGTATGTTGGCTCGGTTGCTTGGACATATATGCGTGGCGTGACGCGAGCGGCATCACTCGGAAGCCCTACACCCATACCACTTGTGGTGTTTCCATACTGGTAAAGTTTTGCGTTGTTTACTGCTGTTTTTGTGTAAACATCTGCTGAGTTGGCTTTGAGGGCGTCTGCTGTGTCGGTGTAGTTTTTTGTAGCCACATCTGACACATGTGATGGATCTACCGCACGGAACCGACCAGCCGAATCTCGTAAAACGATTGTGTTTATGGTTGCCGTAGTATCGCTGTTGAGGGTGATTGTTGCATTGCCGGAAACAAGATCACCGTTAGAAATACTTATACCAGTTCCAGAAGTTGTAATGCTTCGTGGAACATAAGTGTTAGATGCTGTTCGTGTAACAATTCCCGTAGTGGAGAGCGCTGCAAGTGCCGTCAGGTCTGCATCAACAGGCTGATATTGGGCTGCGTGAGCATGGCTTTCATCAACGACAACTGCTGTAAGCGTGACGTTTGCGCTTCCGTCAAGAGTGACAGAGCCAGTTAAATCCCCCGCAAGGGTGATGGTTCTTCCTGTCGCCCAAGCACTTGCAGAAGGAACTGCGCCAGATATTTTTGAACCAGCAATAGCTGCAGATGCAGAAACCATTGCGTCAACAATGTGGCCGGCCGCAATTATGTGAACATGGTCAGCTCTAGCAAGAGAAGAAGATGAACCCTCTGCGTTTGCTGAACCGAGACTTGAAGCTGCGGCTGTAGAAACGCTATGAACATGGTTGGCTCGTGCTAGATCAAAACCCGAACCACCACTAAGGGAGGCTCCGGCTGTTATTTGAACTATTCCCGTACCGAAAGAAAAAGGTATTCTCGTCCAGGCTGTTCCGGTTGTTCCGCGAAAGTAAAGATGAGAGTTGGATGAATCCCAGAATATGGATCGCTCTGTCGTGTTGTTTGCAGTGCTCGGAGCACCAGCTGCTGTCAAGAATAGTGCACCATATGATTCAACATTTTCATGCGATAAAGTCATTTGTTCACGAGTGAAGTCGTCAGAGCTTGATGCCCATGTGTATAAACTGAACCGAGGTGAGTTGCTTTGTGTTGCTGCCATATATTCTCCTGAACTTACCTAGTATACAACTATGAAATAAAACTATGGGTAATTGTGTAGCCTAAAGGCTTAACTTCATTTAAAATGTCTATTATCTCTTGAGAGTCGTCACCGACAACATAGTCGGTATCTGGAATTGAAAATTCAGATAATTTTGTTGTAACCGCAAGAACAAACGGAGTCGTCGCAACATTGCAGGTTAAATTAACTTGCTTAGTCCCCGTGCACATCCATTTTGCGGCATTAATAACAGAGTCTCTTGAACCTGCATTAATTCCCGTATATGCGTATTTTATTTGCCAACGTAAAAATTCTAAAAGGTTAGAAGGTTCAGGATTGTACGCTTCAAGAAGTTTCCATTGAACAGAGTCACCGGCTGAATCAACCGAGTCAATTAAGTCAATACCATTCCATGTTCCTGGCAAGTTCTCCCAAGGGGTTGCTACACCAGAAGGGTTTTGTAGTTTTACTCCAACAAATTGCGCTAACCAATCCGTGTAACCACGAGCCACCACGTCTGCATCAATTAAAATACTTTTTGTTTCGGGGACAGCAACATCGTAACCATCTGAAATATCGTTGTACTGTATTGAGGTTACCAATGAAAGTATGTCATCCATTGAGGCTGTGAGTATGTCCATGAGTCTGTAAAACGGATGTGATAACAAAGAATCGTTGTAAATAGAGTCGTCTTCATGAAAAACTCTTGGAACATTATCCACCGTGTCCACCATTGCATTATTTCCAAGAAATGCATATCTGTTATAAATTACGGGTCTATGAATATAAATATCACTATTGGTAGTTGTGGCCGTTACTGAAAGAACCACTTCAATTGAATACGTATTCAAATCTTCGGGAACAAAACCGCTCATTGCTCTTATTAGTGTCCAGTCACCAGATAAAACATTGGTATTGAATACTTCTCCAGAAATTAAGTTGACTTCACTACCTCCAGAAGTAATTTGATGAAGGTTCACTTGTGCCGCAATAGATATTGTTTCTGATGTTTTTATAAAACAAAAAAAATCAATTTTTGATCCGCGCACACCATCAGTAGTTAGGCTTGTTGTTGTCCAACCAGTCGTAAACGCTTTGTTGTACGTGCAGGTGTAAGTGCTGGAAGAAACTGCTTCCACAAAGATTGAACCGTATCCGGCTGTTTTGTATTCATTCAAATCTATTGTTGAAGTTGCGTTAGTAAAAGACCATCTAAAAGATGGTGGCACAACCGAAGAAGTGAATACACTGCTCCCAGTGTTCATTAAAGTGGTAGTGAAACCCATTTTAGATCACCGTTACGGTGGCAATTCCTACCGGAAAATATGCTTTTTTTGCAATGGTTATTACATTTGAAGCTAGTGTCACATTTGCTGGAGATGTAGGAATTGTTAAGGTAACACTGGAAACATATCCAACCCCTGGAAGAACAGCGATTAAGGCAACAATTTTGTTGGGGTTAATTGTTTGCTCCTGATCCCACCCCAAAGGTGAAATGTATGACTCAACAGCGTCAGCAACGCTTGCTTGAACAGTTGCGGGCGTATATCCAGAAACAACAGCAATTGAAACTGCTATTGAGCATGAAAATGTGGTGATGTCAATCACTCCGACATTTAAGCCAGCTATTGCTTTTCCTGCTACATCTGCCTGAAGTGCGTTTTTGATGGTTGAACCCAGTGTTGTGCCATCACTTTGAGCAACAGCAATGGTTACATATCCAGGTGCCGCAGCGGTTGCAAACAAAAGATTGCCAGCAGAGTTAGTAGTATCGTAAACAGCAGAAATGTTGACAGCAGGATAATTAGCGGCAATGTAGTTAACTAATTGTCTTTTTGTTGCTAGTGAAGTATTTGTTGAAGAAAGAAAC